ATACGGGTGCGGCTCCATCAGACGAACCACTCGACCACGGCGTACCCGGCACCACCGGAACCACCGGCCGCCGCAGCACCGCCACCGGACGCCACCGCACCCGAGCCGCCACCGCCGGGCTGCGCCCCGTTCGCGCCCGCCACCGACTGGCTGCTCGTCGTCACGGTGCGGCCGACACCGCCGCCGCGGCCGCCACCGGGGCCGGACATGCCCAACCCGGCGTCGCCGTAGCCCATGCCGCCAGGGAAGCCCGGCTCGGTCACCTGCCCGGTACCGGCCGCCGCACCAGCGCCACCGGCAACGCCGAACGACGCAGCGCTGGACGACGCAGCGGCGCCACCCGCACCGCCGAGCGCGATGACGTGCGTGCCCACGGAGGTCGTGCCGCCGGTGCCGCCCGTGCCGCCGCCGGACGCACCCGCGGTCCCGGCCGCGCCGATCGTCACGGTCTCGCTGGAGGCAAGCGACGACGCCGCGATCCAGCTCTCGGAGTAGCCGCCCGAGCCGCCACCGCCGCCCTTGGTGTGCTGGCTCGCAGTCGCCGCCGCGATACCGCCGCCACCGCCACCGGCACCCCAGCAGCGGATACGAGCCCAATGCGCGCCGGACTGCTTGGTCAGCGTGCCGCTGGCACCGAACGTGTCGACACCGATCCGGTTGACCCACGCCGCACGCGCCTCCGACGCGATCGCGAAGTCACCCGCTACAGGCTCGGCCATGACCCCTCCCTCATCCCCATCTGAACGTGTCGGTGACCCACACCTGGTCGCCGGTGCTGTGCGTCTTGTCGCTGGCGAGACGGACGATCGTCATGGTCAGGTTCGGGTGTACGCCGGTGATCGCCGTGCACAGGTAGGTCAGGCCACCGATGGTCACGTTGAAGCCGGTGCCGCCGCCTGCCGGGAACAGGCCGGGCCTGCTGGCGGTGGTCGCCCAGATGTCGGTGCCGGTGTCGATGTCCACGGCGGTCTCGACGGTGGTCAGGTCTTCGGCGAGCACGGTCGTCCGCGCTCCCCATCGTGCTTCGCCCTGCGTCGGTGTGTCGTCGGTCCACACGCCGACCTTGTACGCGCCCTCGGGCACGGTCACGAACGCGACGGTTCGCGTGTGCGAGCCTATGTCCTCGGTGTACCCGGGCACGTGCAGCCGGGCGGTGCCGCGCGGCAGGCCGGCCAGGGTCAGCAGGTCGCCGATGTCGGCGGTCTCCACGGCGGTCTCGATGCCGGGTGTGGCGACCAGGTCCACGACGACGCGGGGATACCGCGGGTCCGGGACGGTGCCCTTGGCGCGGTTCCAGCCGGCGATGTCGGGCAGGCTCGCGTCGTCGTCGGGGTTGACGTCGACCGTCGTGGTGGTGCGCCCCACGCCGTCTGGCGGGGCCTGCACCGACATCGGCCCGGTCTCCTCGACCGAGCGCGCCGAGCCGGTAGGGCTCTTCGCGGTGACGTCGTTGCGGGTGCCCAGGTCGTCGATGGCGGGGTCCAGCGGCGGCGCGACGTGCGTCGGGAACGTCAGGTCCAGCACCGAGGTCTGGTTGATCCGGGAGCGGCCGGTCCGGTAGGTCAGGCCGAGCGCCTCGCGGGTGTCGTAGACGAGCCCGTCGTCGGTGCGCTGGATCTCGCCGAACTGGCCGAGCAGCGTCAGCAGCCCTTGCGGGCCCATGGGCTTGGAGTCGGCGGCGGTCCCGATGATGGTGCAGCCGATCCCTTCCTCGTCACACAGCCGCTCGAACCTGTCAGCGGCAAGTTCGCCCGCGTAGCCGGTGGCCGCATCGGCGGTCGCGTGGATGACCTCGCCCTGGTAGACGACCACCTGCCCGATCGCCGGGATCTTCGTGCCCAGCTCGCCGACGAAGTTCAGGCTGATGCTGGTCATCGTCGTGAGCGTGCTGGAGGCGAGCAGCGCCACGGTACGGAAGACGCCGTTGACGTACATCTCGGTGACGACGTCGGTGCCGTCCTGGTAGACCCGCACGCTGATGTGCCGCGTCGCGCCGTCGTACACGTCACCCTCGTCGACCGCGTCGTCGCGGGCGAACGCGCCACCCTGGTTCGTGGTGAACGTGAAGATCTCGCCGGTGTTGTCGGTCTCGACCTGCACGCGCTCGGTGTCGCCGGTGCTGCCCGCCGCGGCGAACTGCATCCGCACCGCGTCGACGGACAGCCCACCGGTGAACCCGGCGGCCTGCCACCGGGACATGAACTCGACCTGGTATCCGTCTGCGGGTACCAGCGTGTGAGCCGGTACCGGCACGTCGATCCGGGTGCCGTTCTGGAGGTCGACCAGCGCGGCCGTGCCGATCACGTCGGTGGTGAGCAGCTGCAGCGGCTGGCGCACAGCCGGGCCGACCGGCGACGCCACGATCTGGCCGCCCTGGACGCCGGCGGTGTCGGCCGCCAGGTCGAGTTCCAGCGGCACGTAGACCAGTTCGCCGGACTTCGACAGCGCCCGGTACATCGGCGACCGCAGAACATCGGCACCCTGGCCGAGCCGCCACAGCTGCCCGGCCGCCTCGACGAGCGTCCACGCGTCGCCGCGCTGGGTCACCAGGTCGACGTCCTCGACGGTGCGGCGCGGCTTCCACGACACCACCTCGCCGGTGAACCGCACGTCGGAGTCGACCCCGATGCGGATCGGGGTGTTCCGGCCGACCTTGCCGTACAGCGGCGACAGCGGGTTGGCCGGGTCGTAGACGCCGGTGCGGTTGTCGAGGGTCAGCGACGCCGTGGCGGGAATGATGTCGCCGCTCTCCGGTGTCGTGCCGCGGGTGATGCGGATGCCGTCGCGGACGTACACGGGCACGTCGTTCCAGACGCCGCCGTAGTACAGCTGCACGGTGACGTTCTGCTCAGCCACGGGAGCCACCGGGGACCAGCACGATGCCGCGACCACGAAGAGTACGAAGGACAACTTCAGTGATCGCATCACCAAACGACGTGCCATTCGAGTGCACCTCCAGCACGAGGTTTCCACCCGAGCTGGCCGGGGACACCCGCTCTCCGGCCTGAAGAACTGCCATAACCTCCGAGCCGGGGACGCCCGGGACGACGCCGCCGCTGTGGAACTTCGGGAGTTTCGGCACGCCAATCGTGTTGCCGCCGATGCCGGGAATCCAGTCGGGCACGGTCCACTGCAGTTTGCCGATGGTGTTGTTCCAGGCGTCGGCGATCAGGTTGAACGCGGCCCGGAAGGGTCGGCCGATCAGCTCGACGATCGACAGGAACGCCGATCCGATCTTGCCGGGCAGCGCCTTGAGCCAGTCCCACACGTCCACGGCGGTGCGCTTGATCCAGCCCCAGCTGGCTTTCCACGCGTCCTGGAACCAGGTGGTCTTCGTGGCGATCAGCACGATGATCGCGATCAGGGCACCGACCGCGATGATGATCAGGCCGATGGGGTTGGCGCTCATCGCGATGTTCCACAGCCACTGGGCAGCGGTCACCAGGCCGACGATGCCGACCAGCGCGGTCAGCAGCGGCGTCACCAGCTGGAGCTTTTCGGCCCACTCGGCCAGGCCGGTCGGGTTCGCCTCCTTCTGCGCGTCGACCAGGTCCAGCTGTGCGGCCTCGGCGTCGATGACCGCCTGCGACGCGTCACGGGTCGCCTGCTCCTGGTCTACGGTCGCCTGCTTCGCGTCCTGCTGCGCCTGCTTCAGGTCGAGCTGCGCCTGCTTGGCCTCCAGTGAGTTCTTACCGAATTCCTTGACGGCGAGGTTGTAGTCGCGCATCGCGACCGCGGCGTCCTGGTTCGCCTGCTCGGCGTCGAGGGCGTACTGGCCGGCGTCGACCTGGGCCTGCTTGCCGTCGAGCAGCGCCTGGTTGTAGTCCTCCTGCGCCTGCTTGACGTCGTTCACGGCACGCGCCAGCCGCTGGGTACGGTTGGCGCTGTACTGCTGAATGTCGTTGATCGCGGTCAGCGACCCGCCCACGGCGTCGATCGCATCCGTCGCGCCGGTGACCGCGCTGCCCAGCCTGCCCATGCGGGTGGCCAGGTCGGTGGACTCCGTCGCCGCCTTGGCGAAGTCGGCAGAGGTGGACGTCGCCGCAGTGCCGACCCCGGCCAGCGCAGCGTCGGCCCGCTTCGCCTCCCGCGCGAGAGAGTCGGCGTCGCCGGCGAACGTGAGGGTTACCTGGTTGGCCACGTCAGCTCACGTCCATTCCGGCGCCCTCGGCGACCCGCACGAGCGAGTCCTCCATGACCCTCGTGAACTCCAGCCGCGACTCCCGCAGCGTCGGGTACAGGTAGCGGCCTTCCTTGTAGAAGGGTCGCCGCACCGACTTGTTCGGCCCGGTCCTGCCGCCGAAGTCCAGCCACGGGTAGTACGGGGCGCGCCGGCCGCCGACACCGACACGGACCGCGGTGCGTGTGGACCGGGCCTTGAGCGAGTCGGCGGCGGCTCCGGTCTTGCGCGGGATCTGCGGCTTGGCGGTCTTGATGAGGTGGTCTGCGGCCTCGTTCATCGCCAGGCGCAGCGCCTTGGGGGCGTCGGCGTCGAGCTTCTTGAGGGAGCGCTGGAACTCCTTGAGTCCCTTCACTCCAACCTTCTCGATCATCACGCCCCCCTCTTCCTCGCCAGCTCTTCCCGCTGTGCCTTGCGGCTGTAGTAGATGCCCCAGTGCGTGAACTCCTCGCTGGACATCTGCTCGCGCATGGCCGCGACGGTCATGCCGAGCTTCTGCGCCAGGAAGAACTCAAACTCCAGGTCAGGGCTTGTCTCAAACCGCAGGTACGTCGCTTTTGGCGGCGTCCTTCCCGATGCCGGACAGCCGGTGGATCGCCTGGGTGACCGCGACGATCTCGCCCAAGGTGCCCGCCTTCTGCCACTGGGCGACCTCATCCTCAGTCAGCTCGGGGTCGACCAGCGCGGTCGCGAGTGTGAAGCGCTCCTGGCTCGCGGTGTCGTCGGGATACTTCTTGAGCATCAGCGCCAGCTCGTACCGGGACAGGCCGCGCACGGTGAGCGTGCCGACGCCCTCGATCTCGACGTCCTCGGTGTTCAGCTCGACGCGCGGGGCGAGCAGCTTCGCCTTGTCCATGGTCATGTCTCCGATCAGGCCGGCTGTGCGGTTGCGTCGTTGTCGTCGGACAGCTGGAAGTCGGCCGACCAGGTGACCATGTCGGCGACCGGGTTGGTCTCGACATACTTGGTGCAGATCGCGTCGAACTTGTCCTGCGGCTTGCCCGACCCGGTGCCCTCCGGCTGGCGGATCACCTCGACGACGGCGGGCGTGGCCATCAGCGCCCCGAGCACGGCGCGGGGTCCGGTGCCGGCGGTGTTGTCGTAGACGCCGGACATGGTGAACGTGCCGTCCTTGAGGCCCGTCGACCGGACGACAGCGTTCTTGCCGTACGTGGTCGTGTCGTGTGTGGCGACGCTCTGCTCGAACTGGCTGGTCGTGGTGAAGTCGCTCAGGTCGTCCCCGCCGACCGAGACGAACGTGTTCTTGCCGTGCTGGAAAGACATGTCACTCGCTCCTCATGGTGATCTCAAGAATCAGCAGGTCCCCGCCGCTGGTCTGCATGACTCCAGCCGCGGCCGACTCCGGGAAGGCCGGCACGCGCAGCGCGGCCACAATGGGCAGGAAGTGGTCGTCCATCCACTCGGCGGCGGCGGCCTCGTCGGCGGGCAGCACGACGATGACCCGCCACGTCGGCCGCCACACGAGCCCGGCCTGCAGGTCGTAGTCCGGCAGCAGCGGCCACGCGTCCCCGGGCTTGGGAGCCTTCGGGCGCTTCACGTAGCCCTTCACGCCGTCGACGCTCTCCAGCGCGGCGGCGATCTCGGCCCGGTCGTTGACGATGCTCACCCGGCCACCAGCTTCCGGTGCGGGCCCTCCAGGCGGCGAACCTCAGGGTCACGGCCGGGAAGGATCGTGTCGCCCGCTTCGGCGTCGCCGCGCAGCACGGCCAGGGGCAGCGACCGCAGCGCCAGGTTGCGCGTGACGCGGCGAAGCAGCGCCTGCCGGAGGTCGGCAGGGTAGACCGCACCGACACGGCACAGCGAGCGCTGTGCGGCGGCCTCGGCGTCGAGGGCG